ACAACTGGAGAATGGAAAATAAATACTTCTCCAACTATTGCGTCTTATGGTAATGAGGGATTTTTAATTTTAAAAGATGGAAACACAGTCACAGACCAATCTCCTAATTCTAATAATTTAACAGTTGGTGGTGGTACACTTACAAAAACAGAAGATAATCCAAGCAATGTATTTGCTACTTGGAACCCTTTAGATAATTATTATTCAAATTTTAGTATTCAATATGGAAATCTTGAAGTAAATACTCCAAGCACAAGTGATACATCAGCTCCATTAAAATCTACAATAGGAGTAAATTTTGGTAAATGGTATTGGGAAGTTAAATGTGTAAGTGTAAATAGTGGTTCTTGGACTTATGGCACAATAGGAATTACATCAAGAGATATAAAAACAAACGCACAAGGAAATCATTTAGGTTCTTATACTGAAGACTATGTATATTATTCATACAATGGTCATATATTAAATGCAGATGGTGGTAATACTGGAGATACTTATGGAAACACATATACTTCTGGAGATATAATTGGTGTCGCTTTAGATTTAGATAACAATAAATTATATTTTTCTAAAAATGGTGTTTGGCAAAATTCTGGCGATCCAACATCTGGCTCAACTGGAACTGGTGCTGTTTCAATAAATGCGCCAACAGTTGGTACTAATGCTACAGGAAATTATTTTCCCGCAGTTGGAGATTATCATTATGCGCCAAGATATAGGTTTGCCGCAAATTTTGGGAATGGAACTTTTCAAACAACAGCAATAACAACAAATAATGGCAATGGTTATCAAGATGCAGATGGAAACGGGATTATGAATTATTCTGTACCCGCAAATTACAGATGTTTATGTACGAAAGGATTAAATCAATAATATGGCATACACAACAAT